GGCACAAGACTTGTCACGCTTGCAATGGAGGCTGGTCGAGCAACTTGCGTTGCGCGCCCAGCGCGCCTTTTTGGCAGGGGACGACGACCAGGCGGTCTACACCTGGGCCGGAGCCGACGTCGCGAGCTTCCTGGGGTTTACGGGTGATGTCAAAATCCTTGACCAGTCGTACCGGGTACCATCAAAAATCCACGCCCTAGCCAACCGCGTGGTGACCCGCATCAAGCACCGCCAACCCAAGGTCTGGAAGGCGCGCGAAGAGGCGGGCAGCATCAGCTACTACAACGACTTCCAACAGGTCGACATCAGCCAGGGCAACTGGCTCATCCTGGCCAGCGCCAACTACATGCTCACCGACATGCATGACTGGATAAAAAGCCAGGGATTGCTGTTCGAGCGCCACGGACAACGCAGCGTGAGCGAAAGCATCCTGATCGCGGTGCTGGGCTGGGAGAAGCTGCGCAAGGGCGGCGAGGTGCCGTTCCACGTGCTAAAGGTGGTCTACAAGTACATGGGCGGTGACTTCATCAAGCACGGCCACAAGATGCTGCGCACGGCCGACCCGGCAGGCACGTACACACTTGACCTTTTGAAAGAAAAGCACGGGCTTCTTTCAGACGAAATCTGGCATAAGGCGCTGACCAAGATCAGCGAGGACCGTCGGGACTATCTAGTCTCTTTGCTGCGCCGCAACACAAAGCTCACGGGCCACGTGCCCATCAAGCTGTCCACGATCCACGGTGCCAAGGGCGGCGAGGCTGACAACGTGCTGCTGATGTCGGACCTGTCCACGCGCTTTGCCAAGGACTACGACAAGAATTCAGACGACATCAATCGTCTGCTGTACGTGGGCATCACCCGCGCCAAGCAAACGCTGCACATCGTGCTGCCAAAGAACGAACAGAAAGGCTTCAGACTATGAAGCGCGATACCAAGACCATGCCCATGTTCCCTCGGATTTCCGAGTGGCTGCCGCCGGCATCTTTCCCCAACCTCAGTGAAGCCAAGGAGATTGCAATTGACCTCGAAACCTGTGACCCTAACATGGAGAGCCTGGGCCCTGGGTGGCCTCGTAATGACGGCTACATTGTCGGCTACGCTATTGCTGTTGATGGTTGGGCTGGCTATTTCCCTGTCGCTCACGCTGGTGGTGGCAACCTGGACAGGCGTATTGTGGAGCGCTGGATACGTGATGTCCTGGCTACGCCCGCAGACAAGATCATGCACAACGCCGCCTACGACCTCGGCTGGCTCAGAGCCACTGGATTTGAAGTAAACGGCACGATCTACGACACCATGCTGGCAGCACCTGTGCTGGACGAGAACCGCTTTGCGTACAGCTTGAACAGCCTGGGCTTTGACTACCTCAAAGAGATCAAGTCAGAGCAGGGCTTGAAAGAATCAGCGTCCGACTTTGGCGTGCACCCCAAGAAGGAATTGTGGAAGCTGCCTGCCATGCACGTGGGCGACTACGCCGAGCAGGACGCCGCGCTGACCTTGAAGCTATGGCACCACTTCAAGGCGCTGATGCGCAACGACGAGGTGGAGTCGGTGTTTAGGATGGAAACCGACGTGCTCCCGGTGCTGGTGAACATCACCCTGCAGGGCATCAACTTCAACCGCGCCAAGTGCGAGCAGAAGATGGCGGAGATGCGGGCTAAGGAAACCGAAATCCTGAAGTACCTGAAGAGCCAGGCCGGCATGCAGGTGGACATCTGGGCCGCGCAGTCCATTGCCGCTGCATTTGACCGCTTGGGCGTCCAGTACCCCAAGACAGCCGCCGGCTCGCCGAGCTTCACCAAGAGCTTCCTGGACACGCACGAGCACCCTATGTCGAAGATGATCCTGGAAGCCCGGGAGCTGAACAAGACCCACGGCACGTTCCTGGAGCCTTACCTGAAGCACAGCGCCAAGGACGGCCGCGTCCACACCCACTTCAACCAGATGCGCAACGAGGAAGGCGGCACCGTCACGGGGCGGCTGTCAGCATCCAACCCCAACCTCCAGCAAGTGCCCGCGCGCCACGAAATCATCGGCCCCATGGTGCGGGGCCTGTTCCTGCCCGAAGATGGCGATATTTGGGCAGCCAACGACTTCTCTTCCCAAGAACCGCGTTTATTGGTGCACTACGCCACACTGCTGGGCCTGCCGGGCGCGGAGAAGATGGCACAGGCCTACCGCAACAACCCCGACACGGACTTCCACCAAATGGTCGCCGACATGGCCGGAATCAAACGCAAGGCTGCCAAGACCATCGGCCTGGGCCTGATGTATGGCATGGGCAAAGCCAAGCTGGCCACACAGCTGGACCTGCCCCTGGACGAGGCCAGCGAGCTGATCGCCACGTTTCACAGCAAGGTCCCGTTCCTCAAGGGCACCGTGGACGCTGTCATGAAGCGCATCGAGCACCCGGCCTCTGGCGGGTCCATTCGCACGCTCCTGGGCCGCAAGTGCCGCTTCCCGTTGTGGGAGCCTGTGGAGTGGGGCGTGAACAAGGCGCTGCCGCGCGAGCAGGCAGTCATGGAATACGGCTCACGGATCAAGCGCGCGGGCACCTACAAGGGCCTGAACCGTTTGATCCAGGGGTCGGCCGCAGACCAGACCAAAGCCGGCATGGTGGCACTGCACAAGGCAGGCTTTAAATTGCTGCTGCAAGTGCATGACGAAGTAGCGCTGTCCGTCAGGAACATCGACGAGGCACGTGCTGCAGCCGAGATCATGGCCAAGGCAGTAACCTTAGAAGTTCCCTCCCGTGTTGACGTGGAGACTGGACCAAACTGGGGAGAGGCGTCATAATTGACGACTGTTCAATAGAAAGGAGAATTAGATGGGAAGACCTGCCACACCGCGAACCCAAGTTGTACCTGCCAACCCGGAGCCGTACATCCGCCAGCCAATGAAGAAACGGGGTAGGCCAAGGAAGAATGGGCGTCCAAAGAAGGACCGCTATGACGCTGTACGTGCGTCACCCTCCAAGCGCGCGGGGCAGCGCTGGATTACCGTATCCGTACCCGAGGAGGCGTACTACATGCTTAAAGAAGTGGCTGCCTTTTACAAGATAGGAATGGGCGCGTATCTGCACTGCCTAATGATTCCTGTGTTTGACATTGCTTATGAAGAATCCCTGACGCTACAGCGTATTGCCAAAACAAGAGAGAAAGCCAAAAATGAAATATCAAACCGAGATGACGTTCCCCGTCGAACTCACTTTTGAGGTGCTGCCGGCCATGCTGGTGGAGGACACGGAACTGCCCGCGCAACTGGACATCACCAAGGTCCTGTTGACTATCACAGGCCCCAGCGGCAAGCCGCGCCAGGTGGACATCACCAAGACCCTCACAGAGGAGCAGATGATGCTATTTGAAGACGACATCGCGGAGAACTACCGTGAAAATTCTACGTTTTGAACGGGTTAAGGAGGCCGTAGCCTGGGCCAAGGAGATCATTGGCATTGAAGGCGTGTCGGGAGACGTCACTGCGATAAGCCTGGTGGACGACAACGACGAGTTCCTGGCGGCCACCGTGTTCTCTGCCTACACGGGCACCAACATCGACATGCATATCGCTGCACGGCCCAAGAGCCGCTGGCTGTCGCGCAGCTTCTTCAACGCGTCGTTTGAGTTTCCGTTCATGGTGCTTGAAGTACCACGGGTCACGGGCCTCGTCCGAGCAGAGAACCTTAACGCCCAGCGCTTTGTATCGCGCCTGGGCTTTCAGTACGAGGGGCGCATGCGCAAGGCTTTCCCCGACGGTGGAGACCTGGTGCTATACGGACTGCTTCGAGAAGAATATCTAAACCATCCCTGGAGTGAACATGAAGCTACAAGAGGAACTGCGCTCGATGAAGGAGAGCTTCCCTTTCATGGAGGACCTGCTTGAGGCGACTGCACAGCGTATTGAAGACCAGCGACTGTGGCGTGGAGCCTGGTTGGAAGCAGAAAGTAGAGTTGAGTTGTTGACACGTGAGATAAATGTGCTACGATCACAGCTCCAACGTAGAAAGGAGAAAGGTTGAAATGGCTAAAAAACCCCTTACGAGAGAACAGCAGGTATTCAACAAACTCGCCGCTACAGGCAAGTATGTGAACACCGGCAAAGTACTGATCGGCCTGGCTTACGTGCCACGGCCCGCGCGAATGTCGGAGGACGAGGAGTTTTTGCAGAACATCCTGCTCGGCAACTACCGCCTCCTGGTCCGCGACAGAACCATCATGTTCTTTGCGCTCCTGCTGGTGCTGCTGGCAAGTCTTTTTGTGGCGTGCAGCACATGAGAAAGCGCAGCAAATACCGCCCCCGCCCCGTTCTCCAGAACCCCCTGGAGTTCGTGCTGTCAGGCCTTATGCCTGTGCGTGATCTGCCAGGGACGTACCTCGACGTACAGATCAAGAACCGCGCGGCCCTGGACCACGTCCGCAAGGGCGACGCAAACAAAGGAGACATTGACATGCTGATCGGCGCTTTCAACATCACTGAAGCGCTGGCCCTCATGGGCAAAGGTCACGACTGGCTCGAGGAGATCAGGCAGGGGCAAGACGCCTTGCTTGCGCTATCGCAGCGGGGCGTGGCCAACGGAATGCGGTTCATCATGACAGCCAAGCAGTGGACGGCACTGCAGCTGGTGATGGACCTGCATGAGGAGCAGTTGGCGCATGCCACTGTTTATGACATCGAGAAGGCGCACGACTTTGTCCTAAAGGTAATGGCCCAGGGCAAGGCACGTGCAATCATTCAAATTCAAAAGGAAACCACATGAACAAGTCTGAAAAAATCCGCGAACATTTTCGCAAATTCCCCGGCAGCGGCGTGACCATGGTGGCTGCAAAGTTCCAGGCGTCCAAGCCCATGACCTACAAGCTGCGCACGCAGGTGCGCAATGAGCTGGAGCCTAGTCGCAAGTTCACTGCCACCGCCTCACAAATTGCACTTGCCAAAAAGTTGGGCCTTAAGCCTGAGGTATATATGGAACGGGCGCATAAGGCTGGGGTACTGCCGTATGACGACGAGCGCGTGCCAAAGGTCGAAACAGTCGGAGCAGACGAGACCATCAACGAGCGGGCCCAGGACTACGGCAAGTTCAAGGATGGCGCTGCACTGATGCAGGGTATGAAACGACTGGTTGCGGACCACGCAGCTATTCACGACAAGACCTTTGCGGATGACCAGTGGGAAGCTCTGGAAATGATTTTGCACAAGATTGGCCGCATTGTGAACGGCAACCCCGACAAGGTGGATAGCTGGGTAGACATTGCAGGCTACGCCACACTGGTCGCGGACCGCTTGCAGGGAAATGCACGGTAAAAAACTAGGGAAACTACTGAGAAGAATTGGTACGATACCTGTATAATTTAGTCTCCATCAACAGAAAGAGAGAAAGAGATGAACTTCAACTTGAACATCCACCGCGTCAAAAGCATCCGCTTCAGCGCAACCCGGTCCAGCAAAACCAATGACATGCTTTCCGCCTCGCGGGACATCGTCATTGAAACCGAAGAGGGCGACTTTGAGTTGACCCTGTTCTCGGTGTACGTTGACGAGGACAGCGACGAGCAGCTTTTGGAGATCAGGGCATGAGCATGAACACCCCGTTCCACCTACGGCAGCGGGAGTTCAATGCATTCAACGCGGCCAACCCGGCCGTGTGGGAATACTTTGAACGCTTCACGCTGGACGCGGTCAACGCTGGTCACAGAAAGATCAGCCATTGGCTCATCATCAACCGCATCCGCTGGGAGGTTGTCATGACCACCACGGGTGCGGACTTCAAGATTTGCAAC